GGGGCTATGGATATCCCCAACCGGTGACACTCAAAAGGCTACAGCGCTAAGCGGAGCTTCGCGTCTAGAGCCACGGACCGAGTGCACCCCACTGTGGTACCAGAACCTTATGGAAACGGTTCTTGTGCCGTCTCGGGTTGTTCTCCTGAGACGGCCACCCCCCGCTTGCAGACTGACCATTGGCTTTGTTGCGCTCCAACCTCCAAAGAGAGGAAAAAAGCACTTCATCGCCGGTTGGCCAGTCCATACGGTAGTGCCTCGAGCTTGACGACGCATAATACCCTTCCACCCACCCTTTCGGGCGGTGAGGACGAGGACAAACGTCATCAAAGTCACGAAGTACTCCGCCATCCCCAAGACCTTCGGGGATGGACAGCTTGCGGTACTGGAGCGGCAGGGATGAGAGGATTAACTCCCAAGCCGGCTGGAAGCGTTTGTCGCACCCATAACCTGTCCCGAGGGACCGGTGGGCCAAACGACGTACGCTGTTCAAGAGCCAAAGGCTCCTCTCCGGTGTGTCTACTTGAGATTTAATGTAGACAGGGGTGACGTCACGACCCCCGAAAGCGTGCATACCGCACGACTCTCGAAATCCACCTTGCACGTAGCTCTTCTTGACGTTTACGGTAAAACCAAAAACGTCTAGAAAAGACCTCGTGGAGGCGGCCATTTCAACGGGCAGGATGATGTCATCACCATACACGCTGACCTGGTCGGACTTAACAGCTGGGAAGTATAGTACCCTAATAGCCTGAGCAATTGACAAGAAAATCAACGACTCGAGCTCGAAGGTGAAACCATTTCCCATGCTGCTGAACTTCTGGAGAAAATGACTCTCTCCATCCAGTTCAGAGAACGCTGACCGTACGCCACTCATCGCATGGTACCAGTCCTCAGGAATGAGATGATTAACTAACTCACGACTGACGGTATCTGAAGCCATAGACAAGTCTAAGGTTGCAACCCTATCGCTTTTGGAACCCGCTAGAGCGCGGGTGCGATTGATCGATTGATCATTAAGGTCGCAGCCAAAACGTTTGAGTCGAGACCGCATTAAACCGCCTATCCCCTTTTGGAAGAACATATTCATCAGGGGCTCGACAGCAATCACGCGATCTGTCTTTGCGTTCTTTGGCACAGTGGTAACGCGATTTCCTATCACCCATTCGGGAATTACTTCCTTTTGCTCAACAAACCGAGCAAACCCCTCATTAAAGAGGAGGTGGGCGTTGATAAGGTCTTCGCAGGTCCCTGTTGCAGTCGGCTTCTTACAACCGATCTTGTACCTTAGTGCACGGCGGGTCGAAGGCACTCCAATAGAAGCCCCCGGCCCGTAATCACAGTGCAGGTATGCAGTATCCCAGGTGAAGTCACCTAGGACCTTCCTACAGAACTTTGCCGCCTCCCTAAGAACCTCACGGTTCGCAAAGTGGACGGGGTTCTGACGGAATGAGTTTCCAATCAAAAATTGATTGGTCTTCCTGCATGCATCCTCCGCTTCCCGCCAAGCTTCGATCGCAACAGCCCGGGTGTCAATTCCGGTCTGTAACGAATCGTACTTTGACAAAAGGCAACGCGCCCAGTAGTCTAGACTAAATTCGTCTATATCTACCATGTCAGCGGTCAAACACTGACCGTCTCCATAAAAACCAGAGAACATCTCAGCTATCTCACGATGCTTTGATGTATCTTTGTAGAGCGCGTTTAAGGAAGCCCCTTTCTCTCCGAGTGCTAACAGCACAGCGGAAATCAGGGGATTCGGTACGTAGCAACTTTTGGATTTCGTTCTCACGGAGAGTCTCCATCTGAGATTTAAGATCGTAATCGTCCGGCAACTCACCGAACGTGCGGGTAAAGGCCGACTTAGGCCTGCTCAACGTTCACCTTGGTGTCGTTTGTTGCACACGCAGCCACTATGATTGTTACCAAGTGGTCCACATCCGCATTGTGCGGATCCGACAAACACGCAACAAACTCTTTGAAATCACAATCATCGTACGGTTCCAGGTTTTGGAACCAATCCGAATCAAAAATGATCTCATCGAGTTCGCCATATGCCGTCGAACCAAGCACAACCCCTGGGGGATCAGAAGACAAAACCAAGGAAATCGTGCTTTCCTCTCTCACAACGCGACGAAAATTCTCGAGGCGATAATGAAAGATGTCATCGTCTACGAGAACAACGTCACGTCCTTTGAGAAGAACGTTTAACTTCCTCGGCTTCATCTTACCAACTCCCTTCGGGGGTCGCAATAGACACGTCAAAGACGGTCGTTGCAACCATGGCTTGGATACGATCAACGAAATCCTGCTTTTCTGCTGCGGTGAAATTGACCGGGAAGGTGATATTAAAATCAGCCTTTCCGGTGCCGGTAATGGTACCGACACATCCGCAAGCAGTATCAGCAGTTGCCGCCTTTGGAACGAGAAGCACCCATCGGGTACGGTATGTACCGTCAGAGTACGGACCCTTCACCGATTCCGTGACCTCACTTTGTGCGCCGCCGAAAGTGGCATCGCCTGTGAGGGCCCACTTGGAGACACCATTACTGGTGCCCCGAGGGGTATACACTTTGGTGTTGAGCGTCATTGACGCTTGATTAGGCATGGCAATTTACCGAAATGCCTGTAGCAGCAAAGAAATCGCATTCAGTGCATGTACATGGCTGAGTGGGTTTTTTACGTATAACCCGGGTACGGGAGAACTAGTATAGCAGGAGCGATCAAAGGAACTGATCCGGCCCGTGAACCACGGTGCCTGCACGTTCTGTGCACCTGCACTAGTCGAAGTGATACTCGATGACTTAAAACGACACTCAGTCTTGCGCGACAGTCCCCCAGTCACGAAGTTGTAGCCGAAATCCGCAGTGATTGCGGACAGCCACGACCCGATCGGGAGGAACCAATCGCAAACAAAACTGTATGGCGTGAGTTCCCAGATAATCTCAAGGGGGTTTACGACCCCCAATTGGGATAGCTGGACGAGAGTAGGCGAATTAAGGCCATAAACAATATTAACATAGGCCTTCTGCTCCCGTTCCCATGTAGACAAAGCTTGGTTCGCAGTTAGGATCGGTGAAATGATCGGTTGCGAAACATCTTCTAACGCTTTTGCTTGGCCCTTAGCAAACACCAAGGGTTTCTGCTCCAGCGAGAGCCTAGCGAGGTGATTAGCCCCGCCAACGACGTCTGACATGAGAGGATTCCATCCGTATTGCAACTGCAGCCAGTTCCCTGGTATGCAGTGCCAGAGTTCTTTAGCAAGGTTGCCACGTTGCCATCGTTGAATGAGTCCCCATAGTTCTTTCGGGTTCCCACGGCGAAAGGCACGAACTTCCCGCGCAATAGTTCGCGCGGTCCCTGCTACGAGATCTATGACTTGATCTCCTTCTGCGAGAAAGTTACCCAGGTGTAGCTCTTGATCTTTTAATCGATTCAAAGCTTTGGTTAGGGCTTTATTTACAAGCCCGGCTCCAGCGAGTGTAGGCGAAGGAACTCCGTTGTGAAGGGAGTTACTTGCTGCCCAGAGGCTCGTCCCCGGATAGTAGTGCTCAGTGTTTCCATTTCGGAATCGAGCGCCACTGGCATGGCCAGTGACACGTTCGCCCTGATGGGAAAATGGTGCACACAACCTGAATTTTGTCCCAGCCCAAAAACCGGCATGGATACTCACAGGTCGTATGTCCCTAGTCCACGCCACATTGCCGTTACCCAGCAGCGTGTCGGTAGTAACATTGGTCAAGACGTTAGTCGAGAGCCGATGAGACTCCGCCA